AGCCGGCGGCATGAGTAACTTGAGAGAGAGAAGGCATTTCATAGTCAACAGAATCCCCGGGATTATCTTGAGCACCTTGGAATTTTTCCCAGTTAGACCAAGTAAGACGACGAGGAACAATAAAAGCATGGACATCACAATAGAGATTGTCCATGTACGGGAAGATTGGAGTAGCAAGACGGGCGAGAATATTAACGGTCATATTGACCGTATCACCAGGAAGAAGGGGTTCCCAAATAAGGGGATAGATAAGACCAGTGTCAACGGTAGTGGAGTGTTTGAAAGACCGATCAAAAGAAGAGCGAGGAGCATTTATAGTAGCCGGAACTTTAGAGAAGTGTCCTTGGTTGAATTGACCAGCTGTATTGACACGGAATCCAGACATAAACCACCTTTAGTTAGTTAAAGAAGAAGAGTTTGATAAACAACATGATAATAGCGGCAGAATTGCAAAAGCAAGCAATAGATAAGTTTCGAAGAGCATCATTATATTTAGAATTAAGGGGTGCAGCATTCATTGCTGCACCTCCATCAGAGAACGAGCAGTAGCAATGTTATTAGGAGCAGCGAGAAGAGACACAGTACCAGTTTGAGGATCAAAAGAGCCAAGCTCCATAAGGCAGAAGTCATCAGGGAATTTATTGAACGTAGACTTGGGATCATTTGAGGCAATTTGAAAGGAACGAAGAGCGGAGACGGTGTCGCGCTCAGAAAAGGGAGAAAGGAAGAGATTAGCTTTTACATCGAGAAAGGAGAACAGTTTCATTCTAGACCTCTTTTTAAAGTATTTTTGATTATAGACGACTTAACACGCTCTCGCGTATCAAGACGACTGTCAGTAGAGTTTGGATCAGTGAAGAAGTCAAGTCCTTCTACACGTTTTTTTTTTACACGATCATACAGACCGGGATCCATGCGCTCGAGCAGAGTGTCAAAATACTTAGGAGGAAGAGAAGCAGGACGGCCAATAGAGGGCACAATTTCATCAGAAGGGTACATATCATCTTTGAATTCATCGAAGTACCCAGCCGCAATACCAGGATTGCGAGACATAGTAATATACTCAGGAACACGACCACGATAATGGAAGCGAGAACCGGATCCGGTAACTTTTTTAAGAACATAGCGAGCGACATAGGCAGCGGACTCGAAGGAGACCTCAGAGATGGTACAATGACCATGTGACCAAATTTTATTTAGAGTGGGTGAAACCCACTGAGGAAAACCAGAACGAGAATCAGGACCGCGTTCGCGATCCTTACAGAAATCTTCTCCGAAGATTATAGCGTGGTGATGTGGACGGTTAGTTTTTTCACCGTATTCACCACACTGAAAGAACCGAAGACGATGAGGTTCGAAATGAAAACGCAAGCGTTTCATAAAGTTGGTATAATCCTCCTTGCGGAGGGTTGGTTTTCCAGAAGGAGTTAGAGGAAGGTGGGCATCATCATAGGTAAGAGTAACAAAGCAGGCGCGGTCATGAAGCCGAAGTTCCTTCATGAGCCTTATCGCCCATTGCCGGGAACGTTCAAGACGACAGCCAATACATTGGCCACAAGGAAGCGGAGTAGGAACGCCATGCTTGGCGACTTCCGCAAGAGGAAGTGACCTCTTCATGAACTTAACTTTAGACTTGCCACCAGTAGGAGATTTTACGACAGCAGCCAAGTGAGGTTTATAACAAGGCATCGGGTGATTAGAGCCGACGGCCACCGCGGGACATAGTAGTAGGCGCATTCTTGGGGTGAACACGCGCTCCCCGGCGGAAAGATTTTTTGTTAGACCGACGAGACATAATTTTGCGTTTCATTGTTTTCTCCATTCGTTTTTGCTTGTCCGAGGGGCACCTAGCTTCCGACCCATAAGCTTTGGGCTCGACACTGCGTTGAGAGCCCAAATTTCTGGGCCATCGCAAAGGAGCCCTATGAACAAGCCTAAATACATTACGAAACAAATGATACAGGTAAATGAGAATCTAAGGGTCTATAAATATTTTTACCGCTGGGGTGAGCGCGTTTACTACACGCCCAGAGATAGCAGCCAAGAGACGATAGTCGTAGACGTGTTGTACCCGCATCCAATCACCGATAAGGACCTAAGTTACTGGAACGCTCGTGGCGTTATGCCCAGTAAAGATGATCCTAAAGAGTGGCTGACTGTCAGTTAGAACAGTTACAACAAGGGGGTAACTGTTCTTAGCCCGGCTCGTCAGAGCCGGGCGCATCCTTTACGGATGCTTTTTGACGGCCATGGTTGGCCGTACGAGCGGTTTCACCGCTAGAGGCAGGCGGAGGTACATGAGTGCCCTCCGGGCTAACCACGGGCCTGCCAGAGGCCTCAGACACCGCTTTCGCGGATTCCTTTAAGAGGCCATATTTAGCGAAGAGTTCGCGCGGCGCATTAACGAGATTTTTGGGATCGTGCCCAATTTCACGCCGGAACTCAACGGGAAGGCTATAGAAAGCCTCAGTGGCGTGACGGACACGATCGAAAGCCTCTTGAAGATTAACGGGCTGATTTGCGAAATCGCCGTACATAGGAGTTTTTGAAGTCATCCAAGAGGGAGGCATTATGCCATTACGCGCCTTAGCCATAATAGAATTGATATTAACCTCATTTTTAAACTCCTGTTTTACGGAGTGAGGTTTTTCATCAGAAGGGACTTTAGGGAGGACAGAGACCATGTGGTCCCAACGAGTACGAACACGATGCTTATGTTTAGAATCTTTAGCCATAAATACTCCTTATTTACCAAATAGACGTCGAACAACAAGACCCATCATAGAGCCAGCATCGTCATTACCGGGTTTACCAGCAGAAGACGGAAGCATACCGGCATTATCAAGCATTTTATCAGTCATATAGTCATATTTAAGGGCTTGCTGTTTTTGAGCAATCCCAGTTGAAGCGGCGACAGAGTCAAGCTGAGCTTGCTTAATTTTGTCGCCGAGAGTTTTGAAAGTATAAGTATTTTCGAGATTAGATTTTTTTAGCTGCTGCTCGAGGAGACCGAATTCAAACGAATTTTGTATACCTTTTCGCTCAATATCTTTCGCAGTAGATTCGTTTTGAGAGCCAAGCAATTTAGCTTGCTCAATTTTAGAAGCAGTATCAGCAACAGTATTAGCTTGCTGAATTTCCATAGATTTAAGAGCAGCAGCATCAGAAGCGACAGATTTAGCAGAAGAGTAATCGGGAGCAGACATGGTGGCCGAAGCGCCACCAGGACTAGAAGCACCAGATCCGCCAGTGGCGGAAAGGATAGGATTTAAGCCAGCAGCGCGAAGGTCTTTAACCTCGCGCTGGTGAGCAGTATTAGACATTCGCTCTTGGAAGTCCATTTGGGCTTGCGCCAACGCCTGATTTTGCTCATTGGTCTTTTTTTGACCAATGAGCCCGGCGGCCATGGAACCAATGCCAAGAGCGGCACCAATAAAGGGAAGAGCACTCATTAGAGCCTCGTCAGGCCAGGTTTAGAGTAGATAGGCATAATACGGACATGACGGAAACGAGTCCAAGAGTCGACAATGAATTGAGGCTCATCAGTAACAGCTATGATTCGGTCGACAGGGGGATTTTCAGGAATAAGATCCGATAGATCAGTATCATCGGGTAGATCCACGGCAAGATGCCAAGAATCAAGAGTGCCAGTAGCATTAGAGCGAAATCTACCAGTAACCATACCAGGTTTATAACGATATTCAGCCCAGCGCTCTTGATAACCGAAGACACCATTATTACCACCAGTAGCAGTAGAATTAAACACTAATTCTTTATTAAGAATCGCCTGTTCGCCAAGGTTAGCAGCCATAGGCTCATAAATGTCATAGCGAGTGCGAACGGACCAATGGCGATTCATGCCCTGCTGATACGTAGTATCAGCACGGAACGAGATAAGAACGAGAAGATCACAGTGCTCGACGGCAGAATAGTTAATAGGAGCCTTACCACGAGCAACAGCGAAGCCTGCAAGGTTACCTTGAGGAGATCCGTCGGACTCAGAAGTTTGAGCGACGGGAGAGACGTTAACGTCGAAGGTTTGACCACCGATATATTCAGGACGATTAGCACGGAAGTCAGGAAGAACAACACCGAAGCGAGCGAGAACGGCTTCAGGATAACGAGTACCAGAGCGAGCATCAAGCTCGAGCATTTGTTGAAGAACGATGGCTTCACGCCATTCGTTAACAGTAGCAGCAGTAGCAGTAGAAAGATCGGCCTCGAGGCCGGTTTCATTACCCCAGATCACCTCTTCAATAGATCCATAAGATCCGTTTAGATTAAGATGAGCATCAGTACCAACACGAAGACGTTGAATATAAGTAGGGTTAGAGAAGACGCCCATGTTCATGCGCTCGCCAGAAGAGACAACGGGAGCAACAGAACCTAAGGGGAGTTGAACAGAAGGGCCTTTTTGAGGCCACGGAGTCGCAGAAGTAAAATAATCTTTACGACGATTTCTGCGGAAGAGGGAGTAAGCGGTAGTATCCGGAGCATCACCAAGAGCAATGGGAAGGGAGTTTTGAAGGTTTTCGTCACGATACCAGTAGTTACAGATTTGATTATAAGCACGAAGGGGAGCAGCAATAGGCATATCTGCCTGCGAAGCGAAAGCTTCTTTAGTGGGAAGACCGAAATAATCGTAAATGGAGAGCTCGCCGAAGCCGGCGGCATGAGTAACTTGAGAGAGAGAAGGCATTTCATAGTCAACAGAATCCCCGGGATTATCTTGAGCACCTTGGAATTTTTCCCAGTTAGACCAAGTAAGACGACGAGGAACAAT